GCTGGTTGGTATGGGACAAGCGTGAAGATATGACAAGCAACAACTTTGCGGATGGTGAGATGGCGTGGACAAGCCAATCTACACCAGTGCGAATCTTTCGCCATCTTTGGAATGGCATGATTAAAGCCTCCGAACAAGGGCAGAGGCGAGTCCATCCCACTCAAAAACCGATCGCTCTTTGTGAGTGGACATTTGAAAAATACGGCAAGCCCAACGACCTAATCTTTGATCCATTCCTCGGTAGCGCTCCATCAATCATTGCTGCTCAAAAGATGGAAGGCGATCGCACCGTCTACGGTTTTGAACTGAGCGAGGCATATTGCGAAGTGGTGTTGAGGCGCGTCGAGTCCTTCACAGGACAGACAGCAGAGCTAGTGGGCACACTCTAAACAACTGGAACTTATAAGAACTGGAACAATATGGCAGGCGGAAAAGCAGCAGCGAAAAAACTAGAACTAGCAGAGCGTCGGCAGACGGCACTCTCTTTGCGTAAATCCGGCGCGTCATTCCGTGCGATCGCCGCTCACATCTCAACTATTCCTGGCAACGAAGGTTATTCTGAGGGGCGTGCCCATGCCGATGTCTCTGCCTGCCTCAAAGAGATCAATGAAAAGACCAGCCTTGACACGGAAGAGTATCGATCGCTGGAACTAGAGCGACTGGACACGGCACAACTAGCGATCGCCAAAAAGGTGCAGGCAGGTGATTTGGGTTCCATCGATCGCTGGCTACGCATCTCTGAGCGTCGTGCCGCTCTGTTGGGTCTAGATTCTCCTGTCCGACTTAAAATTGAGCAAGGCGTTGAAGCTGAATTATCTGCGTTTCTGAACTCCCTTGAAAGCTGCCTCCCCACAGAAATCTATCAACAAGTCCTCACAGCCGTCGCTACTGTCGAGACTCGCGCAGCAACGGCTAGCAGAAATTGAAGCAGAGAAAGAGCGCTCTGTCCTTGGCAAGGTCTTACAAGAGAAAGCTGACCAACTGATCGCCATTGGTGCTTTCGTGTCTCTGTGGGCAATTTTTGCCCCAATGGTCAACATCCAGACATCAGGCACAGTACAACCGTTTGACCCGTATGGCTTCCAGGTTGACCTGATTCAGACGATCGAAGAGAACCAAAACACCGTCATCTGCAAATCACGGCAGATGGGCATCTCAGAAACCATCTGCTGCTGGCTATTGATGCGATCGCTCACTGAACCGGGCTTTAGCGCGGTCGTGTTCAGCAAAACTCAGGCGGATTCTTCGGAGCTAGGTAGACGTATCCGTGAGATGGCAATTTCACTTGGTTCGCTCTGTCCACAGTTGTCTTCTGAAAGCGCTACCAAACTAGCCTTCAAGCGTCTCGGTCGCATCCATTTCCTACCTGTTACGGCTCGCGCTGCCCGTGGTATTCCATCTGTTTCTGTCGTGCTGTTTGATGAGGCAGGCTTTATCGACGGCATTGACGGAGTGTATCAGGCTGCCATGCCAACCCTTTCCATGCTAGGCGATCGCGGTAAGGTCATCTTCAACTCTACGCCCAACGGAAAAACAGGCTTGTTTTATCGCTTGCTTTCAGGTGGTGTTGATGAACCTGCCAGAGTCCGAGATGCACTGGATCAAATCCGGTTGCCGGTTCCCTCTAACAACATCGTGCCGTTCAGTCGTAGCAATCGACCCAATACGCGATCGTGGGTGCATCGCAAATGGGCGAAGGTGTTTCTGCATTGGCGGGCACATCCGGTCTATGGTTCTGATCCTGAATGGGCTGAGAAGACCAGGATTGAACGGCAGCTTACTGAAACGCAATGGAATCAAGAATATGAACTTGACTTTGCAGAAGGGCAACGATCGGTCTTTAAGCTCGACCTGTTTGAAGTCGCTGAGTCCGATACTTTTGCTGAACCAAAATGGCAGCATCAATACTTAGTCGGCATCGATCCATCATTCGGGGGCGATGACTTCTATACCGTGCGTGTGTGGGATGTGACCTGTTTCCCGTACACATTGGCAGCAGAGTTCAAAGAGAACCGTAAGAGCAAAGACTATTACATCGCCAGGACGATCGACTGCATTGAACCGTATGAGCCATCCCTGATCGCAGTAGAGACTAACTCAGGTGGAGCACTGTATCAGCAAGAGTTGATTAAAGAGCGCCCTGAGTGGTTGGTGGAAGGCGTGAACATGAACAACGCTAGCAAGATTCTACACACCGATCGCCTGGTTCTGCTGCTAGAACGCAACCAACTTCAAGCCCCGGCTGAAGCGCTAGAGGAGTATAAACACTTTGTTGAATCGATCGACGGTAGCACACGCAGACGAGAAGCGGAATCAGGACACCACGACGATTCAGTGATGGCGGATGCCGTTGCTTTTGCCAAATTGGATGCCATGCCACCGCTGCCAGATTACACAGCATCAAGCGCTGACGATCGCCCAGTCTATGACGTTTTAAGCGAAATCGGCATCTAAGGCTACAATCAACTCATTGACAAGCGAACCGCTTCATGTCTTTAGATTTACAGACAAAGATCAATATTGTCGAAAGCGATCCACTGCTGGCGTATTCGTTCAGAGCGGGTCCCGAACCGCATGATGAGTTTTTGGCACTGCGGATTGGTGACGACTACCAAAGCTATGCCCGAATGCGGCGTGATCCACACGTCCGCGCACAGCTATCGAAACGCTTACAAGCCCTGCTCAGTCGGCGTGTCATTGTCGAAGGCAAGAACAAGAAGGCAACTGCGATCGCTCAGGACATTCTCAACAAGTACCTGAGCTATGAAGCCATCTGTTCCATGCTCAAGTCCACAGGTGACCTAATCGGCTTCGCCGTGCTGCGAATGGACTGGGAGCCGATCGGTGGTTACATTCTGCCTAGGTTTGAGTTTGTCCCACAGAACCGTTTCAGCTTTGCCTATGCCATGCCCGACGATCGCACCATTCCGATCGCGGATGGTAGTGACCTCGACCCACGTACCGAGATCTCATTGGTGCATGGCTATGAATTACGCCTGCTGACCAAGGCTCATCCACTACAGGGTGAACGCTGCCCCAAAGGGCGGTTTCTGACCTACACGTTTGAAGGCGACGGTTCACCGTGGGGGCTGGGCTTAGGCTACAGCATCTTCCCTTGGTGGACAGTCAAAAAGCAGGCGATGAAAGCTTGGTTATTGCACAGCGATCGCATTGGTTCCCCGCCTGTGCTGGGCACCAAGCCTGACAAGGCGAATGAGAAAAGTGAGGAGCAGAAAAAAGCAGATATTAAGTTTGAGCGCTTCTTGCGTGCCATTAGCCCTAACGGTTGGGCGAATATGCCACACGGCTACAGTGCTGAGATGCTAGAGGATTCCAGCAGTAGCCCCGATGTGCACCAACGACTGATTGAAGTAGCAGACGCACAGATCAGCAAAGCGGTGCTGGGTGAGGTTGCGTTTAGCGAAAAGGCGACAGGCAGCTATGGCGCTAACGAATCGCAGGTAGCCGATCGCGAATCCTCCATGATCGACGCTGACTGCAACCTGCTCGATGAGCAACTACAGCAGCAGCTATGGACAGAGATCCAACGGCTCAACTACCCTGACCAGGAAGGGGCGCTAGTAAGGCGAGAGACGATCGCGGATAAGCGGCAGATTGCGGCGGATGCTGAACACCAGGCAGCGCTGAAAGATCGCGTCGATCGTGACAAGACAATGCAGGAGATGGGCTATCGCGTCAAGCCGGATGCCGTCAAAAAAGTCTATGGCGATGAGTACGTAGACACGTCGATCGCTAAGGATTCTGAAGGCGAGGAACAGAAGCAGGCGCTAATCAGTATCTTGCAGGTGGGTGGCACTACAGCGCTAATGACGTTCCTCTCTGGGTTCAGCCAGTCAGGTCTGAGCAAAGAGAATGCGATCGCCGTTCTGACTGCGGTGTTCGGTGTGACAGCTGAAGTAGCAGAGTCGATGCTACCTGAACCGTCTGCACCAGAATCGGCGGCACCCGCTAGCGTTAATGATGCATTGACTACGGCACTCGCATCAACAACGATCGACCAGTCAGAGACGCATGACTACCGGGCGATCGTTGATTCGATCATCCCTTATCAAGGCTTGAGTATTGGCGTACAGCATCCATCGGGAAGCGTGCGGTTTCCTCGTGCTGCCTACGCCAAGAAGTTGCGGTGTGGTTATGGGCATCTGCGAGGGTATTACCAGGACGGGCGATCGCTCAAAGGTTTCATTCATCCATCACTACTCAATGGTGAGACAGGTGGCAAGTTGTGGCTGCTGCTGCAAGACGATGGCGAAGCGGTACAGACCAAGTTTATGGCGGGATGGGGCACGAAGGAGGAAGCAGAAGCGGCTTACGCTCAAGAGATGCCATCTGATTGGCTAACGGACATATGGGAAGCAACACCGGATGACTTAGCAGGCTTTAGGCGATCGGAGTTTGGCGAGACGGTGGCTGAGGTGCTGGAGTTTGCTGCTGCTAAAGCACCGCGCAAGTGCAAGCCGACCAGCGTTAGTTGCGGTAACTCGTGCCAAAGGGCAGGTAGCAAATGTAAAAATAAACCCAGTCCTGAAGGTGAGAAAGGGTTAGACCTGGCTGCTAAATCTGTGAGTGAGGCTAAGGGCAAGAAACCGAAAGCGGAGTCAAAGCCGAAGGCAGAGAAAAAGCCTAAAGCAGAGAAGAAATCGACAAAGGAAAGTAAGCCAGAAACGGTTGACAACTCTACAAACAATGGAGTCATCAAAGCAAAAGAGGGTGATCTTAACCCGGTCAAACTGACTGCTGATGAAATGGTTAGCTTGTCCGATCGCTTAGACAGTATTGACACTAGCGCCAACGGTGACAGGGTTGGAGCGGCTTGGGCTAAAATACAAGGGTTTGATGGTAAACCAGAGCTTTCTTCCAAAGCAGATATGGATGCAGCTATAGCTAGGGGTGAAACGGCAACTTATAGAGGTGTAGCGCTTGAGAGTCACGCTAAACAGCTTCAGTCTGGTGAGTTGTTTGTTGGCGGCGGTTTATTTGGCGACTCCATCTATACGGCAGTTGATGTACCTCCAGGCTTGGGCTATAAGACAGCCAGTGGCTATGCAGGCGAAGGCTCAACAGTTGTCAGGATGTCGATTAAGCCTGGGTTGAAAATCGTCAAGCACGAAGACTTGATCAAAGAAATGGAAGATGCATCAAATGATTTCAAGGAGAAAAAAGCACCGCAAATTGTTCAGAAAGAAACCGAGCGGCTAAACAAGGCTGTCAGTTTGAAAAAAGTTGACAGCAAAACAGATGCTATATCGATTGATGGTACTGATGCTGGCAGAGTTAAAAAAATAGGCAAGTTTTATCGCACAATTCCGCCCGGTTCTAACCGTGAAGAGGATGCCAAATTCAAAACACCTGAGGAGGCTCAAGAGTTTTTGAAGAAGCGGAAAATATCAGAACTAGCAGAATTGAAAGCGAATAAAGTGTACGACAACTTTTTTCTTAATGAAGGTACATACGCTTCTGCTCGTGGCTATGACGGCTATAGTATCGCCAACACAAAAGACGGCAAGACACCTCTGGCTGACTACACAATGATTACTAACAGGACAGCTTTAAGAATGCAGTCCGAACTACTGAGTAAGCAGTCATGAGCAAAGCCATAGCTTTTACCACATTAAGCCAGAGAGTAGGCAGAGTTATGATTGCTCCTGTTTTTAGGCAGTTGAATTTTGATAATTTAGCCAACTACTTCAAAATTATTGGTGTGATTAATAACACAGATTTTTTTGAGAACCTACCCAAAGACATTCAGGAATTGATTGAACAAGCAGAGCGGGAGGTTGGCTAAGTGGCGACACCCGATATCCTCACCCCCGAACAACTCGATCGCGCCATTCCCGCACTACTCAAGCTAGCGTTACAGTCAGGCGATCGCGCTTACACTGACCCCATCGATCGCTTTGACCCAGCACCATCGGCAGACAACAACTGGCTGATGCAGGATGATGGCAGCTTTGCGGGCGTGTTTGTGGACGATCAACCGGATGGCACTGAGAAGCGAGTACGGTTCGTTTGTACTAAAGGCACTGACGGATGGGAGACTGAGACTGAGTTAGATGGTGGCAGTGAGTTTGCCGAAGCGATCTCACTATCAGGCGACACTGACTTATTAGATGATGCCGAATGGGATGCGTTAGCAGCGGGGGTGAGTGACCCAAATGTGATCAGTGAGGCAATGGAGGCGATCGCACTGTTGGATAACCAATGAACAAATCTGAATGGATCGAAACGGTTTGCTATCCGCCTAAACACGTTGGTTGGTATTTTGTGCGTAGAAACGATGATGACGTTGTTCGGATCGCAACGATCGCGAAAGCGGATGGCTGCGTTTATTGGCAACCACCCAATACGTCTTTAAGGCTGCCACTGGACGAGTATCACTACTGGTGTCCCGTTATTTTCCCATCAGGTGGCTATGACCGCACTGCTTGAGTTTGCCATCAGTACCGAGTACAAATTTGAAGCAGCTACCGGGCGGTTTCGATACATTAGTGGAGCCGCTAAAGGCAAGTTTGCACCTAGAGAAGCAGTCCTTAACCTCACTAGGGCGACCGTTGAGGCTCAGTCACGCGAGCTGGTAGCACTGGGCGATCGCCTTTCCAGTGGTAAAGTCACTTTGAAGGAGTTTCAGGTAGAAGCGGCGACGTTGCTGCGGCAGATCCACATCGGGCAAACCACGATCGCGAAAAATGGATTAGACAAGGTAACGGCTAAGGATTGGCTTGCCACAGCAAGAACTCTGAAGACTCTCTATTACCGGGGCAAGGATAGTGAGACAGGCAAACCCTATGGACTCAAGCATTTAAGCGCTGAGATAGCTGCAGGCACCGTCTCACCCGCTCAACTGGCAGCAAGGCTAAAGATGTATGCCAACAGCGGTGGCATCTCTTACTGGGCATCCTGGAGACAAGCAGAGAAGGATGAAGGTAGAGCATATGGCATCCGTAAACTTGGTGCTACTGACGATCACTGCCCTGACTGTATGGCGTATGCAGCGATGTTACCGAGGGCGATCGAGAAAGTGACTCTACCCAAAACAAAGTGCCAGTGCCGTGCAAACTGCCTATGTACAATCGTGGGTCTGACCGCGACTCAAGCTAATGCCATGACAGGGCGCACTGACTACAGCGAGTTCGCCATCAAGCGTGATGCTAAAGGACGCTTTGCAAAAACAAATGGCGTCAAGTCGTCTGCTCTGAGCCAGCGCGAACAGCAGATCGAGCTATTGGCTGATGGTGGTTATAAAAGCCGACTGAGGGTATTTGATGAGAGCGATCGCAAATACCAAAAACTGAGCGGTGAAGGAAAGACCTACAATCAGCTTAAAGACAAACGTGGCAAGGAATATGCTGATCAAGCGCTCGAAAAGCATCTCAAAAAGCTGGCAAGAGAAGAAGCAGTTTTTACGGTTGGCAAAGGTGAGGCGACTTTAGAGCACGATCGCATCAAGCGTAAAGGCTCTGCCACCGAAAAGGCAGAACTAGAAGCTTTTCAGTACTTCCATACTGAGAGCGAATATACGGCATTGTCTGTATGGAAAGCCGAAAATCCTGAAGCATCTAAAACGCTGGTCAGTCGCCATCAAAAGGAAAAAGAGCTAAACGCCACTTTTGACCACGATGCGATCATGGCGCGTGGAAAAGCGGCAGCAGCAACCTACGAACAAGAGGCAAGCAAAACATTAGACTTGCATCGCAAGGCAGCAGCAGCAGCCAAGTTAAAAGACTCACTTTTGGCGCGTGGGCAATCGCGAGAGGAGTCACTGAAGCAAGTCGCTCAAATCCAAACGACAGGACTAACGGAAAGAGATAAAGTCACAGCTTTGTCAGCCGCTATAGAATTTTATCAACTAAGTGGCGGTGAGGGGAAAACAACGCTGGAACGTTTTGAGCGTACAGACTCACGCGCTTATGCAAACCGTGCCGATCGCTCCATCAATGTGGGCAGCGATACTCGCAAGGATGTCATCTGGCACGAAATGGGACATCATCTGGAATTTGAAAACCCACGCATCGCTAAAGCGGCTAGGGAATGGCGCGATCGACGAGCCACAGGAGAAGAAAAGACACTAAATGAAATCACAGGCAAAAAGCACTTCAACCCTACAGAACGAGCGTTACCTGGGGACTACATCACACCATACGTCGGTAAAACGTATTATGGTGGAGCGACCGAAGTTGTTTCTATGGGGATGCAATTCTTTGCCCACCCGCAAACGATGGTCTACTTCCACAACAAAGCGCCTGATCACTTTTATTTTATCTTAGGACTATTAAACCGTGATTAAGTACGCTCTGGCAATCAATGGAAACCCCGCATCAGTAGCAGTTGACAGCAACGACCCTAATGCGTCTGCATCCATCCAAATTACAGGCGATGATGGCACTTTTGCTGAGTGGCTGGCATTACAATGTGGCGCTTTTGGGCATTTAATCGGAGAGTCTACCAGCCCGATCGACCTGGATTATGCGCTGTCTACAGCAGACGCTCAACAGTGGCAGCCAACACTTTTAGAAGGGCGCGAGATGGTTGCAAACTATAAGCCTTACCTACCAGATGGGGCGGTGTCTTAATGTCTAACTCATACGGCAGAGTGGGCGGCTAAATGGCTAACCAATTCTTTAACGTCAAGGTTGATACCTCAGCCTCTACCGTGTTCGGTCGCATGGCAGCGAAGCTACAGGGTACAGCGCCACTGATGAGTACGATCGCAGGCATCCTGAACAACTACGAAGATGATCTATTTGAGCAAGAGCGATCGCCCAGTGGTCAACCGTGGGCACCGTTAGCACCTTCGACTATCAATCAGCGTGAACGTAAGGGTTTGGTGCCACTGAAGAAACTACAGGCAACGGGCAAGGGCAAGAGTGGGATCAGGGCGATCGTTGCTTCGGGCAATCGAGTGCAGTTGACCGTCTCTGAGGACTATATGCAGTACAACAACGATGGTACGCGGCGGATACCGGCAAGGCGCTTCATACCATCTCAGATGGAATTAGAGAGCGGTATCCTCGGTGGGCAGATTCGAGCGGCAACAGAGGCTTATCTGACACAGGGGCTAGGCGCTTTTATTGGTGGAGAGATTGCGCGAACTCCTGGCTTTATTCGTGGATTGCGGGGCTAGTACGGATTTGTAAATCTTTTAACAATCGCCGCTGATGATCTGCCAGTGATCTTATAAGTTTAGACGCATCATTGGCTTCAAAGGCACTCCTACACAAAGCTGTTGGAGGTTTTAACTCGTCTGTAATATTCGTTTCTTTGCTCGACTCATCCCGAATGGGCACTGTTTTACTTTTGTGCATTTGACAACCTAAATTTGAGCCAATCCCAAAAAGAAGCTGGACGTTTTACAACTAGCATTTGCATACGCCTTGCTGTCACAACCTCATTCTCACTGATTTGTAGTTCAGAGCTGATTATCCTACCAGTGCAAACATGATCGTGTTTGAAGAATTGAAAGCCTAAGCCCGATCGCTGTGCTGTGATTCTCATATAAAAGCATCCGGTTTTAACAGTACAAAAACATCATCTAACCGCAACGCTAACTGCAATTCAGGCAACACACTCAGACACACACCTGTCTCGCCATATTCAATCCGTTGAATGAAACGCCGATCGCGCCCGATCGCTGCTCCAAGCTCCACTTGCGATAGCCCTAACGTTCCACGTCTAGCGGCAATATTCGCGCCAATGACTTTCTCAGCGGTGGGGATGGACTTTAGTTTGCGTGGCTGCGTCTGCATAGTGGCATTATGCCCTATCTAAGGGCGGTTTGACTGTAGCGTGTGCTTTTTCAATACATACATTATGACCGTTGGCAAGATTGTAGAAAGCCTTTCTGCGATCGCCCATGCCATCGGCACTTTTGCCCACAATCAAACTGGTTAGCGCCAAGCAAGTGCCTGTTTTCCGACTTGGAAAGCAGGTCGATTCTAATGGGATTGAGAAAGTATGGTCGCCTGCTGAATTAGATGAGGCGATCGCCGCTTACAACGAGGTTGCCGCGAAAGCCGATCATGAAGCGCCCGTACTACATGGGCATCGTGGCAAGCACGCTTTTGGCTGGATCGAGAAAGCCTACCGAGTTGGCGAAACAGTCTTTTGCGACCTCAAGAACGTGGTTGAAAGCTTTGCTCAGAACGTCAATAGCAAGCTACATCCCAAGCGTTCCATCAGCTTTTATCCACCTAATCACCCCAACAACCCTACACCGGGACGGTTGAACATCAATCACTTGGCTTACCTACCTGCTGAAGGTGAGGTAAATCCGGCTGTCAAGGGTCTACCCGATCACGCCTTTTCAGATGCAGAACTAGATGCCTGCATTGAGTACGAGTTTGCCGATTACAACTTTGGCGCGTGGATTGGTGGCAATCCACTAGAAGCGGTTGCCAACCTGTTTCAGTCGTTGCGCGATCGCACCATCGAAGAAGACGACCTGGAAACAGCAGACAAATTATTTCCAGTAATGGCGATCGATGCCATCAAAACAGCAGCCAACCAGCAATGGGCAACGGTTGACCAAGTTTTGAACATGATGCAGACCTTGCAAATGCAGGTCGATCGCCTGATTTTTCAATCATCTGAACCCAAAGCGGAGTATGCCGAAATGAATTTGAAACAGATGGCGAAGGACAAAGGCGTGACTGCCGTTAAAGGCATTTCACCTGTGGACTTGCCCAAGATCTTGGCTGGCGATCTGGAACCGGATGACGAACAGATGAGCGCCCTGGCATCGGCAATGGGCATCGGCAAAGACGCACTTAAAAAAATGATGACTGGAGGCAAAACCAAGGCAACTGATATGAGCGAACAACAAACCGAACAAGTTTCACAGGCTGATTTTGCAGAGTTAACTACTACCGTGCAAACGTTGCAAGCCGAACTTGCGGCGACACGCACTCAGGCAACGGCAACGGCTGAAGAGAACCGGCTATTGAAGGCAGAACGTGAAAACGATCGCATTGCCAGTTTTGTCGAAAAGCTAGTTGGCGATCGTAAGCTTCGCTCCACCGAAAAAGATGCGGTCATTCAGGAATTGAAATGGTTGCCTAATGACAACCCTGTGGAATTTTCCGAAGGTGGCGCAACGGTCAGCAAGACACCACGACAAGCCAAGATGGATCGCCTTGCCGCCTCTGCTGAATTGTATTCAGTGCGAAATATGCCCACAGGTCCAGAGTTCGACCCGACTCAGTTCAGTGAGCAGCAGAAAGCTTACGGGCTAGACATTGACTACGACACTGAATCAATCAAGCAAGACCGACTGATCCGAGCAAAGCAGGCAGAGATGGTCAAGCAAACTGGGCGACCCGTTGAATATGCCGAAGCCATGGGCGTACTCGTCAGCACTGGCGTACTCATTTCTTAGGAAAAATTACCATGCCAAATTCTCAGCAAACTACTGTCGTCTCGACTGTTGTAGCGACAGGGACAATCTTACCGAAGCGGGGTGTGTCACGTCTTGCGGCTCAGGCAACTGCTAATCAACCCATCATCGGTTTTTCTGATCACAAGGTCGAAGTCGATGAAGCCTTGCGACTCAATGAAGGTCCCACATCAATGGCGGAAAGTGGAGCCGCGATCGACGGCACAGAACGCCGCTTAATCATGGATGCTCAAGGGCGCGTCATCCCGTGGACAACGGGTGGCGTTGTTGCTGCATTGCTACAGCCTGGGCAGACCGCAACTGCTGCGGGTGAGTCGATCGAAGTCCGACCAGTTGTAAACCAAGCGTAGGAGGAACCCTGAATGCCCGTTGATTATTCGTTGACAGCGGCTAGAGCAGGGGTATCACTACCGCTGACTAATCTAGCCCAAGGCTTTACCCAGTCGTCCTTTGTGATGCGCCTACTCTACCCATTAGTGGAAGTAGGGACATACGGCGGGACGACATTGCAATTTGACGAGTCTGCATACGAGCCTGCCACCGACGATCGCGCCGATGACACGCCGTACCCTGAAGTACAAAGCAACTACGAAGGTAAACCTTTTAAGTTGAACACCAAGGGTCTGAGTTACCGAGTGGGAGACAAACGCCGCAAAGAAATGGAAAATCTGCGGATCAACTGGGGGCAAATCGCCACTACCACGTTGATGACCAAAGCAGGCTTGAACCACGAAATTGAAGGCGCGATCAAAGCAACGACCTTAGCCAATTACGCCACTACCAACCGCTTAACGTTGGCTCCTGGTAGTCGCTTTGGCGATGTCAACCCTGACCCCATCATTCGCTCTTCTATTTCTGCCATCTCGGATCAGATCAGCGATGTTACCAACTTGGTGGGCGTGATGGGTCGGCGCGTGTTTGATGTACTAGCAGGCAAGTACGCCACTAACTTTACCAGCACCAGTCCCGGCGTACAGCAGCAGTTGACGCTGGACACACTCGCAAACATTTACGGCTTCAGAAAGCTCGGCATTTGTGACGCGATCGCCAAGGTTGGTGGGGTCAAGACCAAAGTTTTTGGCAATGACTTTGTGATCGGTGTTGCCAATCCAGCCGCCATTCCATCTGGCTCTAGTGACGCTGGATTGCCCATCCCTTACGTCACCAACGGCACGGTAAACGCCATGACCGCAGCGTTTGGCTATACCTACGTGATGCAGAACCAGCCCCGGATGTACGCGCCGTGGGAAGACCTGGAGCGAAGAGCGCTTGTCTATCAATTGGACTTCGATCGCGCAGTTGTAAACACCGGGGTTGGTTCAGATGGACTAATCACTCACGGCTTCTTAATTAAATCCGCAGTGTAGGAGCAAGATAAATGCCAGAAAAACCGATGAAGTACAAGGTTGTTGCAGGTCCACTTTCTGTCAACAACAAACCAGTAGAGAATGACAAAACCGTTGACCTGCTACCGTCCACCGCCAAAGAGTTGGTTGAAGCCAAGGTGATCGAGTTGGTTGGTGAAGGCACCCCACCACCGGAAGAGATACCCAAGATCAATCTCAACACAGCAGGCGAGGAAGAACTGATCGCGCTCGACCATATTGGCAAGGCTACAGCCCAAAAGCTGATTGCAGCAAGACCGATCGCCGCGTTGGAAGACGCTCAAAAAGTATTGGGTTTGAAGCCAGAACAATGGAGTGCGATCGCTCCACGCTTGATGGTGTAGCGCATGGCTTACTGCACCATAGACGACATGATTGCGCTGTTTGAAGAACTCGAAATCGTCGAGGCTTCAAACCTACGGGAAGCGCGGGAACGTGACCCCAATGCAGTCAAAATTCAAGCGGCGATCGACGGTGCCGTTGGCATTATTGATGGCTATCTGATGCGTCGGTATGGTTTGCCTGTAAGCACTCCAACAGAGATTGCTGGAACGCTCAAGATTCATTGTTTGAATATTGCCCGCAATCTACTGGATGGCAGCACTGTAGAAGTCAAAGAAAAAGCAGACGGCGCGATCGCGTGGCTCAAGCTTTTCACTGATCCTGCTACGACTGGCTATGGCGATCCAGCACCAGGCGTGCAAGAGGGTGAAGGGGTTGGCAGCGTTAACTCTGAAACGCCTTGCTATTTCTGGGATACCGACACGGTAGGAGCGTTGTTCTGATGCTCCTAAGCAAGATTGAGAGCGCGATCGCACAACGTTTGAAACCATTGGAGCGTGAAAACCTCAAGGTCATTGTCTTCCCCGACGATCCTAAAGAGTTAAAACTACCTGCCTTCAATCGGATCATCGTGCGTTATCTCAGCGAAAGTTTAACGCCCCCACAAACATTCAACCCGCACGCCCCTTGCTATCAGCAGCGCTTTTTGGAGTTCCAGGTTTTCATCCAATACCAGGACTTGAGAGCCAAAAAAGGGTTGGGTGTGACGGACTTGATGGATCAGATCCGCGATCGCTTGACCTTTTTCAAGCCGGTGCCGGATGGCAAATGGCTGTACCAATCTAGCGGCGGGTTCAGTGAATTATTTCAAGACTTTTGGGCGTACACAATGAACTTCACATTGCCCTATCCCTACACAAAACAACCGGAGTAAATAGATGGCATTACTGTATGGCATGGGCAGATTCGTGATAGAAACGGTGGGTCTTACACCTAACATCTTGGTTCCAGCCGAACCCGTTACCTTTTCGATGAATGTCGATTCCGAGGATCAAGAATCGCTTAAATGGAAAGACGGTATCAAAGTAGCGGCGGGTGCTGCTACGACCAAAGTCACGTACACCTTGCAGTTCAACGTGCAGGCGGCTACATGGTTCGTCATGCAACTTGCGACTGGTGAACTAGCGCAAACGACCGCTTCTGCCAGCCTTAAAGATGTTAAGTATGGCACTGTGCCACTAACCGCGCCCTATGAGATTGCAGATGAGGCGTTGACGACTCAGAATGTACTAGTGAGCATTACCACCTCTGGCGCATGGGGCAAGGCGCGACCATTGACGCTGACCGCAGCAGAGGCGACAGCGCCAGCAACCGCTAACGAAGTGCAGGTGAAAACCTCTGCACCTAAAAAATTGGTGTTTGATGCGACTGCTGCTGGAGCACCGATCGCCTATCGCGTTTTGAATACTTACACAAGCCTCTCTAGTATTGGCGTTGAAGCTTCAGCCGTCACGTTGAGCGCCTTTGGCTTTGCAGGCATTGCTTATGGCGACGAAGAAAAGTACCGAATTGATGTACCGCGCATGGTGAACATCGGCCGACCGACGATTGAAGTTAACGATGTGACTGAACTCGAATTTAACTACAAGCTGATTACCACTGGAGCCGATCGCCTGCCATTCAAGATGTATGACATCACTGGCGTTGTCTTGCCGTAACCGCAAATGTCCTTCCCGCCTACCAATCTAGCCACAGCCGATCGCGCCCTCACTTGCAATAGGAGAGTTAACGGGATGGACGTTCAGTTGAGACGGTTGAGCGCTGAGGTGGTCTGATGGCAGTACTCTTTGACGATCAAATTAGTCGCGCTGCCGCTGCCGCCCAAACCGTCGCCAATGGTGACGTTTACACGATCCAGGGGGATTGCCTGACTGCTGGCACTGCTGCTATTGCCAACCGCTATCTAGGAGCGATCACAGTATCAGAAGGAACGCTATTGGTTGATGGCGATGTTTCCGAAATTGGTGTTGCCAACACAACAAACGCAACCGTAGGACAGTCGATCGCAGGTGGCACGAGTGGCGCTACTGCTGTAATCACGCAGTTGATTAGCTCGACTCGGATCAAATATCGCGCTACAAATAATCTTGCTTTTAGTAACGGCGAAACAATTTCAGGCGGTAGTTTTAGCGCTGCTGCAAACACCGCTCCATCACTCAGTACTCTGATGGTTTTGGGCAACCAGGGCACAGCCATCACGACGCAAACGCGAGGCAGCATCAAAACGCGAGGCTTGTGGTATCAGCTTGGAGTGAGCAACGGCACAGCAAATCAAACGTTTACAAGTCCGTTTCCCGCTAACGCCGTTCTTCCCGCTGTCTGGGTTCAGATCGGCTTTACTGTCACGATTCAAAGCACTGCAACCCTATCCTCTAGACATTTATTCAGCAACGGGCAGACTGTAAAACTGGTCGGTGGCCTAACGGGGACAGGTTTTAACGATGCGACAATTTATTATGTCGTTAGCTCCGATCAGTCTGGGCTGACTGGCGACTTCGGCTCTAGCTTTTCGCTTGCGCTCACAAAAAACGGGACAGCGATCGCGGCAACAGGTGCCGCTAGCGCAACGGTATTGGCAGCCGGGACAACCTTTAGTTGCACGAACGGCTCAACAACCCTGACCAGTAGCGCTGGGCATTCCTACGCTGTAAACGATGCTCTTTCGGTTGTCGCTTCTGTCGGTGGGTTTAATGCGCGGTACACCTACTATGTGGTGGCAACTAGCGGTAATGATTTTGCTCTTTCGCTCACAAGGGGCGGAACGCCGATCGCGGCGACTGCAAGCGGTACGGGCGAAACCCTTCCTGGCAATGCGTTCACTCGATGGCTCAATGTTGTCGATCGCAACCTGACGGCCTTCGGCAATGGTGCCAATCATGGTGAGTTTTGCAAACAGACGATCGGCGCAACCTCAATCACCTTTGGAGACGAAGGCACAAGCGTTAGCACGACGGCAACCTTTACCAATGGTTCAACAACGATCACGACCGGTGCGGCTCACGGTCGAGCGATCGGTGATGTTGTTCGTCTGACGACTACCGGAACCCTGGCAGGTAACTTTGCTACAGCGACCGATTATTATGTCTTGACGGTGCCATCGACGACAAGCTTGACGGTTTCCACACTGCCGATCAACAGCGCGATCGCTGCTTCAGGTACAGGCACAGGCACCCATACACTAATACCGCAGATTGGTGGCAGAATCCCGCCGAACGGAGCGCTGATTCGTTGTCAAAACATTTTGCTAGGCAATACATCGTCTGGCACGGCACCAGTACCACAGCTACCTGCAACAGCATCGTACTGGTTGCTCAACACCAGTTCTTTTGGGCAGATCTCGTTAGAGCGATCGATCCTTTGTGGGTTTTTAATCGATATAGCGAACCCCACCACCCTGTTGATGCAAGGGGTGAGCGTTTTTGGTTATATGCAGGTTTCTAACACTGGCACCAGAGGCGTTATTAACAATTTTGCCTTAACCAATAACAACGCATTATCCCCGACGATCGCTTTCTCACTGGCTTCAACCGATCTAGATTTGAGCGATGCATCTGCTCTCAGCACAAACAACACCACGGCTCAAATTCAATCGGCTCAGGGCACTACAATCAATCGCTGTAACTTCAACAACACGCGATCGAACTCGACTGCCACAGCGCTTAATATATCGAGTGTCCAAAATATTGTCATTACAAATAGCCGCTTCATTGGGGCTAACCTAAAGTTTGCCAATTATACGAATGTTACGGTCCTATATCCTTTTACCTCAAGCAACAATGCTAATGCGGTCAATCAAAACAATAGTCAATCTTGCTATCAGGTAACGGCAAACGGTTCAAACCTGCTGATTAACTATCCGTGGTATGGCTCACCGTTTGGCGATCGATTAATTCAAATTGATGCCGCCGTGTTCACGGTACGGCTCGCAAACTTTGGCACGTCAAACCGCAACTATAGCCTGCTGAACAACACTAACGTGGTCGTGGCTGCAACCGCAGCACTGTCTACGATCGAGTCGCTAAGACTCACTAACTTTTTTGTGACAAACGCTAGAAATGCTTATTTGTCGCAACCCAATAACGCCACCATCAAGAATTTGCAGATCAAAGGCGGCGGGTCTGTTTCGTCCGGTTTTGATGCTGCAAGAGTCAAAGCTGGTTTTGTTTTAGGCTGGCGAAATGGCTATTTTGGTTCGGTTTATGGCACTTTTACGGCTTTTGCTGGTGTACATTTTTTTCAGCGCATTGCTGACAACACAAACTTAGAGCTAGCGCTACTTTTCTTTGAAAAGATCGCTAGCGATTATTACAGCAATCTCAGCTACACGATTACAGCAGGCGCGCCAACATTTGCAAGCGGTGGCAACGGCACCCTGAATATGATTACTGGCGATCAGATCCGGTATCTGACACCATTCCCGATCTACAAATTTACGGCGCTGGCTTCGATCGCAACCAGCACGACCGGGACGATCGACTTTCAGTACAGAATCGCCGCTGGCAAAGCTGCGCCATCGGGCGCTTTTAAGGCGATGTCCTCCTCCAACCTGGCTGCCGAAACAGTTTCAGCGACGACAGGTTTCAGGATCGAAATTCAGATCACTTGCACCGCCACGGGCACGGTTTCGGGTTTTAGACTATTAGGCGCGACATCGCTAACGGCTCAAGCCGCTTATAGCTACCCAGCCAGCACAGCCTCGATCGTCGTGACGGGCATTGTTCCCGATAGTACGATCGGGTTGTTTGATGAGAGCAATAATTTAATCGAAGCCGCGATCGTCCCTGGCACGTCTTACACGTTTGCGCCAATTGATTTTGATACGCCTGTCGCCTACACCTATAAATTACGGCGTTATGGCTATTACGAATACAGCGCGACCATTTTGCTGGCAGACGGCACGACGATCGATCCAGCGATTCAGTTGGTGAATCCGCTGACATCTTTATCGAGTGCAGCTGCTGCGGCGTTAACAGGCATCAGTGTCGATCATAATACTCAAACCATTACCCAAACAGCAAACAGAACGCTATCGGAATTAAGAGACTATCTCCAATACGATGCAACACTGCTCACGAACATCGGCAGAGCGATTCCTTACACAACAATAAATGGCACTGATCTAACACTGACTTATAGCTATAGTCGTTCAAGCTGCGCTTTGACTGGTACCGGTAGCCTGAGTCTGCCCACCAAAACCGCCACAATCACAGGGGATACGAGTAGCGGGCAACTACCCGTTACAGATTCTACGGGTTTGCGCTTCCGAGTCTATGGGTTGCCAGCCAGTAATAATCCGGTGATGCGATCGAAGCGAGTCAGCAACTCAGTCATCACCAACCCTGCCATTAACAGTAATGGGGAGGCTTATTTCACGATCGCGCTCGGGGAGGATTATCAACTGAGGGCAGACGCGATCGGCTATAACGCTTCAGGGTTTATCACGATCAACAGCAATAGCGCCACCTCTGTACAAATCAGTCTCGCTCAAGTTCTGGATGCTAACGGCGCTCCAGTTTATGGGCAGGGTATAGCAGGCGAAAAGGCGTTGATCACGTTCAACCCTGCGACTCTGACCATCTCGATCGCTTACTCTGCCTTATACCCCACGATCAGCCTGTTCAGTGCCTTCGACAAAATCGAAGAATTGCTAGCGACGACCACGGCGATTGAATTTACAGCTCATCCCATTTACAACAACGGGACGATCTTCTTCCCGCGTGACATTCTGACCAATGCGGCAAACCCAGCACGGATTCAGGCGGATTCAGGTAATACGGGCACCCCGACGCTGACGTTTCAGATTGTTGACCAGGCCAGCACGACTCCTTACAACCTGTTCAACTTCTCGAACGGGAAATTTATCAACTACCCGACGACTGTTAATGTGGCCCAGGTGCAGGGGGATGGATCGTTTACGGTCAGCGATCGGACTCAACTGACGGCACTCAATGCCACACTTGCTACTTCAGGCGTGTTTAGCACAGCAGCATTAGCCAATGCGCCTACAGGTTCCGGTGGAGGTGGCAGTGGTTTAGACGCAGCAGGCGTGAGAGCAGCGATCGGTCTAGCTGCTGCAAATCTGGATACTCAACTGACCAGCATCAACACAAATATCGATCAGATCCCTACAACTGATTACGCTCCAAACATTACTGCTATCAAAGCAAAAACGGATCAGTTGAGTTTTACAACAGCGAATCGGGTTGATAGTACAGCCGTTGCGGTCAGCGACAAAACAGGCTTTAGTCTTGCCACCACTCAGGCGTTTAATCTCACTGGCAACATCACCGGCAATCTTTCAGGCAGCGTGGGCAGTGTGACGAATGCGGTGAGCCTGCCTGCCATCCCGAACAACTGGATCACGGCAGCGGGTGTAGCGACAGACGCGATCGACGCTGACGCTTTAGCGACCTCTGCTATCACTGAGATTCAAGCAGGGCTGTCAACCTATGCAGGCAGTGACACTTCAGGCGTGACGACCTTGCTGGGCAGGCTCACCAGTGGTCGAGCGACAAACCTGGACAACCTCAACGCTTCAGTTGCAGCTTTACCAACACTAAGCCAAATTGAAGCCTCTACGGTTTTGTTTAAGGCGAGTAGCTATACCGCTCCCGCGAACAGCTCAATCCTGAGTGCGATCGGCGCTATCCCGACGACTCCTTTACTTGCCAACGATGGCAGGCTTAATAATTTAGATGCAACTATCAGCAGTCGCCAAGCCTCCTTTACCTATATTGCTCCAAACAACGCTGGTATCGCCTCAATTCAAAGCACACTGGCAGCAATTCAGGGCACGACCTTCAACACCGCTACGGACAGCCTGGAAGCCATCAGAGATAGGGGTGATACGGCGTGGACTACCGCAACCGGGTTCAGTACATTCAACCCAGCTACCCAGACCGTAACGCTAGCAGTCGCCCCACCGACCGCCAATCAGATTGCCGCTGCGGTTGAGTCGGCTCTAGCAGATGATTTTGCAGGCGTAACGATCGACCTTACACCAGTACTAAACGCGATCGACCCACTCCCAACACTCACAGAGATTGAGGCTTCGACCGTACTGTTTAAGGTGAGCAACTATACGGCACCCAACAACACCGCGATCGCAGCTATCAAAGCTAAAACAGATAATCTACCCACATCGCCTGCCTCTACCAGCGATGTACAGGTAACAGTGAGCGGTGGCTTTACCAACGACGATCGCGCCACACTGGGCAGTATTCCAACAGATAAGATTGGCTATGCCTTGACAGGGGCAGAAAAGACCGCAGTGGCGATCGCGGTTGAAACTCAGTTAAGCAGCGAGTTCAACGCCATACCCAACGCTTTAGAAATCCGACAGGAGTTAGACGCGAATAGCACGAGACTAAGCGCGATCGCTGCTAACGCTGAACTCTCCAGACAAGGCGTTAGCAATCGGTACAAGATTGATGAGGCAAACAACACAGGCACTCTGTACGATGATGATGGGGTTACACCGTTAGTGGTCCACACCCTCACAGATAAAGACGGCAACCCTGCGAGCGAGTCCACCTACGAACGGGTGCCCCAGTAATGTTTCCTACAGGCATCAACCCTAGAGGCACTAACGCAGGCTTCCCGCTGGGCATCAACCCAACAACGCTGCTACGGGTCCTGATCGAATGCATTACCGTCACGTTCCTGGCTCAGTCGATCGCCGCTCTCACCTTCACGGAAACGATCGCCGCTCTCACCTTCACCCCTGACGCTGGCAGTTCACTACTCTTTACCTCGTCTAGCGCTGCACTCACATGGACTACCACAGAAAGCGCTTTAAGCTTCCTCAATTCGATCGAACCGGAGTTAACATTCAATGCCCTCACCAGTTGCCCCACGCCCTGATCTGACCGTTGGCGATCCTTATACCGTCCCAGGATTTACCGTGGTGATCAATGGCAGCGCGATCGCTGAAACGACATCAGTTAAAGCGGCGATCGTCTCACCAGCGCTCTCACCCACTGCTGATGATGTAACCCTGGTGCCAGCGATTGCCTGCACTGTGACTGCACCAAGTAGCGGCATCTGGACGGCAACTTTTAGCGCTGAAGCAACCAAGGGGCTTTTAGATAACCCGCTGAATCTGGGCAGTAAATTAGTCAAGTCAGTGCGAGGGGCGATCGACGAGGCTACGGGCTACGGCACTGCCAAGCTAGAGATTCAGATCGGTTCGCCCTATTTCGTGACTTGGCACTCGACCATTACGATCGGTAAAGGTTTGATTGCCTGATGGTTGGGGCGATCGTACTCTCGCCCCTCTCTCGTTCCATCCCACCCTACCGCTAGCCGAGAGGCGTTACTGATGGGGTAGCAGCCAGTGCGATCGTCCTTTCATTCTACGTCAGAGAGCCGCGATCACACTGTCGCGCATTCAGCAGCATTTCAGCAAGCTGTTTTTTGTAAACCCTGAAACAAGGGCGAATAAAGGGGATCGAACCTACGATGTGTGGATGACAAATCCGCACAATAAGCCCTATCACAATCGACCTTTCAGAATAAAGGTGGCTGTAAAGCTTCTATAGCGGTCTTTCAATGAAACCTGTAAAGGTCTATGCTTGCCCATGTAAGATGCAAAATCAGCAAAAGATCAGCAAATGGTTTTTGACAGCAAAGCCGAGATCGCTCGCCTTAATGCGGTTTTCAGGTCTGAGAAAAACGGAGCAACGATCGAGCAAATTGGCGATCGTCTGTACATACGTGGCACTTTCCCACCCAAGCCGAGAGATGCCCGCCGTGAGCCATACTTTCAGAGGATAGCACTAGGAATATATGCCAACGCTTCTGGGGTGAAACGGGCAAAAGAAGAAGTTAAACGCATTAGCAGCGATTTGGCGATGGGGCGCTTTAGCTGGGACGCATACCTCAAGAAGACACTCAGCAATCAAACTGTTGCTGACTGGGTGAAGGAGCTTGAAAAACAGTATTTTCAACAACGCAAGCGATCGCCTAAGACTCAGACGACCTGGGATAAAGATTATGCAACGTCGCTAAAAAAGCTGCCCCAGGAGAAAGCTTTGACTGTAGCCGTTTTGCTGGAGGCGATCGCCAAAACTGACCCAGACACTAAAACCCGCAAACGTGTCTGCATGGCTTTTAGCCGTTTAGCAAAGTTGGCAGGGATTGAGCTAGACGTAACTCAACTAAAAGGTAACTATTCGCCTTCGGGGGTGCAGTCGCGAGACTTGCCAAGTGACGCTCTGATCTTAGAATGGCGCGACAGGATTGAAGATCCGGCTTGGCAGTGGGTCTACGGCATGATGGCGACTTACGGGCTGAGAAATCATGAAGTCTTTCTGATTGACGTAGAGAGCCTGCGTGATGCACCTGGAGCTTTGACCGTACTCGATGGGAAGACAGGCGGACGAAGGGTTTATCCTTGCCCTGCGGAGTGGTGGCAGAAATGGGAGTTGTGGAAGGTACAGCAGCCAGCGGTCACTGGCAAAAATCATTCGGCGCTAGGGAAGCGTGTAACGCAATACTTTAGCCGACATGAAACCCCTTTCCCGCCTTACGCTCTAAGACATTGTTGGGCAGTGAGGACGGCAGTCATGGGCTTAGATCCGTCGATTTCAGCCAAGATGATGGGTCATAACCTTCTTGTGCATAATCGTACCTACCACAGGTTTCTCAATGAAAGCCACTTACAAACAGCATGGGAAGCGGTGCAAAGACCTAAGAACGAGTAGTAAACGCTCTTTCAACACTCCAACCCCACAAGTAAAGCCTACCCCACAAAACGTTTTGCTTTATACACAAATCTCTTGCCCACTGATTTAGACTTTGGGATTTGCCATTCCATTCAATCAGTTTTATTTGAGCAGGTTTTTGATTTAAAGCCTTCTCCAAGTCCCACCCTTTATCAATTCTGTATTTCAATGTTGTAGAAGTAACACCAAGACTTTCAGCCCATTCAGCTAACGTCTTTGTACAGCCCTGAAACTCAATCAATCGATTATTTCGCCTATTTCTGCCCTGCGTTTTTGCCGTTGCCCATCGACAATTGTCTGGACTATAAGACTTTTCATTGTCTTCCCTATCAAGAGTGTAGCCGACAGGAGGATCTCCCATGTCAGCATAAAAATTCTCAAAACTTTCTACCCATCGATCGCAAACAGTAATGCCCCTGCCACCGTAATCTTTCCAACGTGACCTATTGGGACTGTTGCACCTTACAAGCATTGCTATCCAATGCTTGTGTGCCTGAGTGTGGGATAAGCCATGAGTTCTTAACCCTTTTCCGCGATCGCATCCGCAAGATTTAATAGACTTTTTTCTTAAATGCTTGCCACTTACAGAATGAGTTTTACCACAATCGCATTGACAGCGCCATTTAATTTTGCCGTCGTTAGTTCTACCATCTTCAAAAAGAACGACAAGCATACCAAATCGATTGCCAGTCAAATCTATGCGATTGTGATTTCTACCATCCACCATTGTTGTAAACATGTTAGGACATACTTGCATTATAGCAATAGATACCACTAGTTAACTGACTCTGCGTAATTTAGCAGGCGATCGCTTTTCTGGCTCCGTTTCAAAATACTTTCGCACTGACGACACTCTGATCAGCCAGTTCGATCGAGAGCCGTCGCTAGTGTTAATAAAATGCACGCCATGCTTGAACCGACCATCAACACAACGGTCCTTTAGCATCTCAACAGAAATACCAGAACCTAAAGCGTGAGCAGCGTCAGCTAAAGCAACCCACTTGTTTTCATCGTCTGCCTTCTTCCGTTGGCGCATCGCTTCAAGCGCTGACTGTGCTGCAAGTGTTGCGGCTTGCGCTGCCTGCATTGCAGTCTCAAGAATAATCAAATGCTCGTTAGTGTCCATTCTCTTTAACCTCCATCTCTAAGCCGTGTGTTCTCAACTTCTCTGCCAATTCATGAAGGGCGATCGCAGTCTCAACTTTCTGCTGCGAACCCTGCACCTCGAGCCAATCCGCAACCTGTGCGATCGCCCTTGCCTCTATTTCTTGTCGCATCCTGAGAATGTCGATCGCTAGCTCCTTCCCTTTCGCGTCTTGATCTCTAAGAGCACATTCGTAACCCAGTGCAATCCATCGTTTCTCTTCAGCAGTAGCAGGAGCGATCGGGCTGTCGTAAAGTGCATCACGGCGATCGGCGTGGGCTAGCAGCAGAATGATGCCCGCACAGGTTAAGAGAGTGAGGAGGATTAGCATGGGCGATCGCCCTCCTCTCTCAAACCAAGCCGATCGCGTCTGTCACGAAACTCCCAGAGTGCCAATAGGAGAACGATGCCACCATAAACAGCGACGGCAATGATAAAGGCGATGCCAAGTGCGATCGCCGCCAGAATCACTGTGAGGATGGCGTGGAAGAACAAGTGGAAAATTAACATCGGCATGGTTAAATGCTCTCCTCAAGTGCTTTATTCAAGCGTTGAGCTTCACGGTTAAAAGCTGTTCCGCCATGCCGCGATCGCAGCTTTTCGATGTTTGCTTTAAGAACAACTTCTAAAGGGATATCAAAATACTTCAGGATGCAAAGCAGTATATGAAATATGCACTGCATCGTAATTTGAGCTTCTTTCCTGTCTAAGCTTTCTTCATTAAAAAGATGATTCAGCATAACTTGCGACATGCGCCCAGTCTCAGAACTCAAATACAATGCAGACCTTGGTAACACAATCGGAGCGTCTGCAAACTCAATTAAAGTAAGCTGAGTTTGTCGGGCGATCAGAATACGATCACACTCAAGCCTTTGCATCAGAGCAAACCAATACCAAGCCAAGTCGCCAGCCTCTTTAATTAAATTCACTCGGTTAAAGAGATCGCCATGATAAAGATGTTTTTTCAGTGCGTCGGTTACTTCACCCGCTTCGCCAGATAAACCTATTGTGAAGTTAGCTAGTAAGTCACGATCGCTCAGTTCTTTAGATTCAGCGAAACCCCGTACATGGTCGTCAAATTCTTGTAAAGCGTTAGACATTTTCAGTCTCCTTAAAGTGGGTTATGCCATTGATCAACGATGCCTTGCGCGATCGCCCCTACTCCCAAATCCTCGACTGTTGGCTTTTCATGCTGCTTTTCTCTCTTCACTGCCTTTTAGATGTTCGTCCCATGTGGTGGCGGCTC